CTTGATTCTTTCGATGAACTGAGCGAAAAGCGCATCAACGCCGTTGTGGGTTGAAAGAATGCGCAGCGGGTAACCCCAGATGATACAGGGTCGGGCGGCACGCCAGAGTTTTACCGGGTCGTCGTGGTGGGCGAATTCGTCGAGCACGATCTTGCCTTCTTTCGATCTGAAGGCCTTGGGGTTTGATGACAGAGCGTTGATCTTGCGCCCGTCGGCAAAAAGAATCGACATGACTTTAATGTCTTTCTTTTCGTCTCTGATTATTTCGGTGCCGAGGTTTTTGGCGGCGAGCTGAAAGGCTTTTGCCCAGGTTTCGCAGTATTCGATGTATTCGCGGGCCGCAGATTCGTCGGCAGACGAGAACCAGACTTTGGGCACCAGCTTTTTCGCAATATCGCGCACATCTTCATACGATTGAACGTAGGTTGCGCCGATACGGCGGCTTTTTTCCCAGATTTTTACTCTGGCTTCGTCGGCAAGCCACCGCTCTTGATAAGCGTTAAAAAAGCTTTTCTTATTTTTTTGCTTTGAGGCCAAAAACCTGCTCCTCGATCATGCTGATTACATCTTCGGTAAGCCCTTCGGGGGCTGGTTTATTTTCTTCGGCAACGCGGGTAACCGCATCTTCATAGTCTTTAACCTTGGTGATCATGGGCAGCAGGCGGGTTAAAGTGTAAAGTCTGCCTGAGTCGACCTTTTCACCGTTGGTCATGTCTTCGGTAATGCTTTTCATCAGGGTTCTGGCGAAGCCGTAAAGCTCTTCGTGAAATGCTTCTTTTTGGCGCAGATACTGTTTGCGCTTGTGATCCCAGTCGCCTTCGCCTTTCCAGAGTCTGACGGTTTTTTCGGCGAGATTGAGGCGCGAAGCGATTTCGTTAATCGTGCATTGCTCGATGATGAAAAGGTTTTCGGCTTCAGTGTAGTAGAGCGCCTTCTTGCTCATTCGAGATCCTCTTTCAGGCGCTTGATTTTTTCTTTTGCCGCCTTGAGCTCGGCTGAATCTTTATTCAGGGTATCCATTGCGGCTTTTGCGGCCTCGATATCGAGGTTACAAACGTTATCTTCATAAGGATTAAGCAGCTGCCTGATAAGAAGAATGCCGCCCTTGCACTGTGAATCGAGGCGTCTGGCCTTGCGTTCTTCTTCGTAGAGCATGCCTTTCATGTTGAGTCGTTCCGAGTTCATTCCTGTTTGTTCCTCCTGACGATCGGGCAAAATTCGTTTGCCGAGATTTTTGAGTCGAGCCGCGACAGTTGCGAGGTTTGCAGATGCAGAATTTCGCTGAGTTCTTTCCAGAGCAGAAACTGCTTTTCGCGCTCTTCGCGGTTCTGCAGCATCATGCCCTGAATCGTGTCTCTTTGCATTTCACGCTGCGCGTTAAAGTTTTTTTCCCACTTTTCGTTTTCTGAGCGGTGGTAGATAACCCAGATCAAAAAGATAAGGGCCGGAAAGCCGATTGCTCTGACCATTTCCATATAAGTGCCCGCCTCAAGCAGGAGGGTTGGATCAGCTGGCATAAAGATTCCTTTCAGGCTTTGATTGCTTCTGCCTAAAACTAACCGCAACGCCCTTCTGGTGTCAGTTACAGACTGTAACCGGTTTTTGTCTTTAGCCCGGTTTTTAGCCGGTCTAAAAGGTTTTGTGTCAGATAACTGAAATGATGCTGATTTGAGGTTAAGATCAAAATTGAAAGCGGCAAGGAGAAACGAAGTGAGCTGGTGTGAAATTTTCAAAGCCGGGCGTCATGTCGACAAACATGGCCGCATGCGCGAATGGACAATCGCCGACCTGGATCGAATGGCAAAGAATTATGATCCGGTTAATTTTCATGAAGCACCGATTGTAATCGACCACAGCGAAGAGTCAGGGCCAGTAGCCGGCGGCCCGGCTTACGGGTGGGTTCAATCGTTAAAGAGAGTCGGTGACAGATTGTATGCACAATTCAGGCAGGTTGTGCCCGAATTCGCAGAGCTTGTCAATAAGGGCATGTTCAAAAAGCGGTCAGTCAGAGTGCGACCCGACGGCACGCTGATGCACGTTTCGTTTCTCGGTGCTGCCGCACCGGCAATTAAAGGACTTAAGGACTTCACGTTTTCCCAGGGCGAAATTGATGAAAGTTTCTGCTACAGCGAAGACGTGAGCCAGATCAATCAATTAAACGAGGAGGAGCTATCAAACATGGACGAAATTGCACGTCTCAAAGCGGCTCTCGAAGAATCCGAAAGGGAAAAATCGACGCTGCGGGCTGATCTTGATCAGGCTAATTCAAAGCTTGAAAACAAAGATCACGAGTTCTCTGAATTTCGCGGAGTTGCCCTGCGCAACGAACTCAAGGCTGAATTCGACGCAGCTGTAAAAGAAAGCCGCGCCCTGCCCGCATGGGAAGATGCCGGAATTCTCGACTTCATGGCCGGCCTGGACAACGACGCCCAGGATTTCGAATTCAGTGAAGGCCAGAAAAACACCCAGCTCGGCTGGTTTAGAAGCTTTCTGAAAAGCCTGGGCGAACACAGACTTTTCGGCGATATCGCCAAAAAAGGCAAGGCTGCTGACGCGGCTTCTGACTTTTCTGAAGCAAGCGACAAGCTGGTAGAAGCAATGGTTTCTGCCGGTAACGGAGGGAAATAACAAGTTATGACCGAATATTCACTGACTTTCAACGACATTGTGGCCGGAAACTTTCCGGTAATCGCCACCAGAACCATACTTGCCGACGCGGCCAACGATCGCGGTGCCGGAACGGTTCTCGGTAAAATCACCGCTTCAGGCAAATACGTCGAATACGACGATGACGGCACTGATGACGGGCGCAGAACCGCCATTGCCATTCTTCTCAAAGACGTTCCCGCCGGTTCAAGCGACACTGAAGCCCCGGTATTGCTTGCTGGTCTAGTAAAGCGTTCGGCTCTCACCGGCCTCGATGCCAACGGCGAAGAAGATCTTGCCGGTCGCGGTATTCACATGGATACCGAAAACCTCAGCTGATCTGAGTAAAGGAGAAACAAATGACCATTGAATCAGTATTTGAAGCCAGAAACCTGGTCGCTGCAGTCAACCGCATTCGTCCGGTAAAAACTCCGGTTCTCGACAAGGTTTTCGCCCAGAAAGACCGAAGTCTTACTTCAAACATTCAGTTTGATGTCGAAACCGATGCAGAAGGCATTCAGACCAGTGTGCCTTCAGGATCACCGGCAACCGTAGTCAACAAAGACGGCTATGATACCGTGGTTGTGCCCGCTCCCCGCTTTCCTGAAAAGATAAGCATCAACCCTTCAGACCTCGACAGAATTCGCGCCATGGGTTCAGTTGCCCCGATGGTTCTGGCTGAAAAAGTCGGCGCCGAGCTGGCCAAACTTCGCGCCAGAACTGACCGCACCCGTGAATTCATGGCGGTAAAAGCCCTTTCAGGCACCGTTGTTGATGGTTCGGGCAAAACCCTGGTGGCTTTCACTTTCCCCAGCGGCCATAAACCGACGCTGACCACTACCAACAAGTGGAGCGATGGCGAAAGCAAGCCCCTGAAAAACCTCAGAGACTGGAAAAAGAAAATCGCAGCAGCCACCGGCGGCGCAGTTGACAAGTTTTATGCTTTCTGCGCACCCGATGTCATGGATGCAATTCTCGAACATCCGGCCCTGATTGAACTGCTGAAGAACCAGATGGGTCAGCAGATGGCCGAAAACGGCAGAATCGGCAGACTTGCAGGAATCGAGATCGAAGAAGTTCTCGGCACCTACAAAGATTCAGACGGCAACGTTACCGATATGATCGAAAGCGGTTATATCGCCATCGTTGGCGTTGGCTACGGCAACACCGCCGAGGGCTTCGCCCCGGTTGAAGACTTTGCCGCTGCCGATGGCATCGGTTCTGGCCAGCTGCCTGATGTTTTCTTCGCCAAGTCCTGGGAAACTGAAGACCCTTCAGCCCGCTGGATCAAGGCTGAAGCCCGCCCCTTGCCGCTGGTTAAGCGCCCCGGCTGCATCGTTTACGCCAAAGTTCTTTGAGCTTTGATCGAGGAAGGAGAATTTCAACATGAAGAATAACAGCATTGTCAGGCTGTTGATTGTAATGCTGGTCATGACCTCCGTCATGATGAGCGCCCAGGCACAGGAAGTTATTGTTAAGTGGCGTGAAGGCCAGGCAGCTACCGGCTCTGAGCAGCGTATCGGGTTTCGTTACCCGCTGCCGGTTCAGGAGCAGTCTTTTGAGGCTTTTCAGGCCACGACCACGGTTGAGATCGGCACTACGGTTGCGGTTAAATGCCCGACGCTTGCCGCCAACACCAGGGTGCTGATTGTCGGCACCATTGGTAGCGTGCTGAACTGGGGTAATGACGATGTGCCGACCGGCGCAGCTTACCCGTTCAGCATCGCCAGCGGCAGTTTTAGGCTATACAACGTCTCGACGAGCACGCCTGACCTGTATTTCAGGTCTCAGACAGCCTCGGCCACCGTTTACTTCTACGAATACTGATTTTGGGGGACATCGCACATGCCTTATTGCAACACTAACGACCTATTGAAGCTTGTAACTGAAGATGTTCTGATTCAGCTTTCAGACCTTGAGAACACCGGTGCCATTGACGCCGATGTAATCGCTGAAGCAATCGAGACTTCTGACGCCCAGATAGACGGTTATATCGCCAATAAGGTTGCCGATGTGCCCCTGATTCAGGTTCCTGCGCTTATCACCAAGATCAGTGCAAAAATGACGCTGCATGAGCTTTACAGCAACCGCACCATGACTTTTGCCCCTGACAATATCGCCAGCTGGTATAAGGAATGTCTGCGGATGCTTGAAGCCATACGCAGCGGCAAGCTGCAGATTGATTTCGGCACCGCGCAAAGCGGCGTCAGCGAGTATCGCATCAACAAAGATGCTGACTCGGCGATTTTTCCGAAAGACGTGTTGGATAAATACTGATGAATAAAGAACATCAACTGGTTTACATGACCGAAGAAGACTGGATTTTTGTTGAGCCATTCTTCAAGCCTGGTGAAAAATGGGGCGACTGGCGCAAAGTGCGCCGCAAACTGATTTTTACGCTGTTGGCATTCAGAAAGTTTGTTGATCGCCCGGTTCACATTCACTGCGCCTATGAGCTGACCGGTCATTCGGGCAGGTATCACCCGCTCGGCATGGCAGTTGACTTTCATGTCGAAGGCATGAATGTTGTTGATCAGTTCATTGCTCTGAGCCGGTTTGATGGCTTTAACGGCATCGGTATTTATCCTCACTGGAACAACCCTGGCCTACATGGCGACATCAGGCCGAAAGAAGATAATCTTGAACCAGATGCCAGATGGATTCGAGACAAGCAGGGCAAATACCTGCCTCTGACCTGGCAAAATTTATTGAAGGAAATGAAGCATGGATAATCTTGGTTTTTTGTTTCTGGCAGCAATTCTGCTGATTCAGGTTTATAAAATCGCCAGGCCGATTCTGCCGAAACTGGGCATATCTGAAAACACGCTCAATGCCGCCGATAAGGCGCTGGGCTTTGTTTACGATGTTGTGCCCGGCATTTATCGGGCGGTCGAGGCCTTAACCAAAAAGGGCAGAATCAAGCCCGAGGCAAAGTGGGTTGAGTTTCTGAAACTGCTCAATGAGCAGGCGGTTCAGGAAGGCGTTGAACTTACCAACCAGGCGAGAGCCAGGGCTGAGTTGATCGTTAAAGACCTGGCTGCGCGTGATCATCAGCCCGGCACAGTCGCGGGCACCATTGAAAATCAGTTAAACCCTTCGCCCGCCCCAGCAACGGAAGCTTCGCAGTAACCAGCGACGGCAGCTCGGTAGCTCTCTCGGCTCGTGTGAGAGATGCCTGGTTGAAACTGGGGCTAGGTAATCACAAACCAAAGTTTGAAATCGGCTATCAGCGGGAGTGGTAATGACAATGCTTAACATCGGCACTGACGAAGATAAATTGATCACTGAGATTCAGTCTATCGGTTCGTTCAAGGTTGTTCAGAGCGTTGGTCGCAAAGATAAGCCCGTTGTTCTGCAGTATCCGGCGGCTTATGTCTACTGGTTCAGAGACACGCCGGTGCAGCAGAAGCCCAGGCCGATACACGAGCGCAAATTTCATGTTCTGGTTTATCAACAGAATTTTCGCGACGAAGATTCGGCGGCAAACGACGCATACACGCTCATCAGCAGCGTATACGAAAAGCTTGTCGGCTTGCAGATCAGCAACGCCCTGGAAAGCCTTGATTGCACCAATATCGGGCTTTTTGATTACCAGGCCGGAGTGATTTCGTATCTGCTTGAATTCTCGGCCAGATTCTACGTCGCCAGACGAACAGGCCTATAAGGAGGCACAATGAGAACGAATGCTTTTTTGTTTCTTGCGGGAATCGAGTCATCGCCAAACGTTGACCCGACCCTGACCCCGGCATCACATGCCATTCCCTGCGGTCAGTTCATACCGACTTACGGCAATGAGCCCATAGACCGCATCGTAAAAGAAAACAGTCTTGATGCTGCAAAGAAAATCATCGGGCGCGAAACCATTGATTTTAACCCGGTAGTCGAGCTTGACGGCAGTGGCGTTGTCGGCACCCCGCCGCTTTTCGGCCCGCTGCTTGAAGGTTGTGGCATGAAGAAAAGCGTGCTTGCAGCTGCTGCGATCGATGACCCGATAGCAGGCTTTGATAACACTGGCCTGAGTGGTCTTGTGGTTGCCAAGGGCGGCACATTCACCGGCGATCGCGTCAGGGTTTATAAAGTCAAAGTTACGACCGGCGGCGAATCACTCGTTGCCAAAGTCAGCGT